AAATACAAAACGATCTTGACAAGGCAGACGTTCTTGTAGGTCAAAATATAAAATTTGATATCACATGGTTACGTGCGTGTGGATTTAAATATGAGGGAGAGATATATGATACGATGGTTGCAGAATACATCAGGGCGAAAGGAAGGCGTTGGTCTTTGGCACTTGTTGCTCTTGCAAAACGTTATAACGTCACCCAAAAGCAGACGGACTTGGTTACGCCGTATCTTAAGGAAGGTAAAACGTTTTATGATATTCCTGCCGAGATTGTAGAAGAGTATGGTAAAGCAGACGTAGTTGCAACGGAACAAGTTGCAGTTAAACAACTAGAAGCCTTTGGCTTAACATTTGAGGAATTATATGAAAGAGACACTAAGACTGTCATTTGAGATGACAGACGTTCTATCTAAAGTAGAAACAAACGGATTAAAGATAAATCTTGGTACACTAACCCAGATAGAAAAAGAATACGAAGATGAGATGTACACATTAGAAACTAAACTAAAGGAACTGGCAAAGAAAGCTATGGGTGATACTCCTATCAATCTGGCTAGTCCAGACGATAAAAGCGTTCTTTTGTATTCTCGCAAAGTAAAAGATAAAGCACTTTGGTCTTTGACGTTCAATCTAGGACATGAGATGAGGGGCAACACAATTAAACCAAAGATGCGAACTCGTATGAGAAATACTGACTTTGTTAGGTACGTGAGAAAGATGACAGACATTGTGTACAAAACAGTAGGAAAACAATGTGACGAGTGCGTTGGATTAGGTAGAGTCAGACTGCCCAGAAAAGATGGATCACTGGGTAAAGCAAAAAGAATTTGCAGGAAGTGTGAGGGCAAGGGTGTTATCTATTTGTCTACGGGTGAGGTTGCAGGATTTAAGATGATACCTCGTACACCAAGAGATACGGCATCAGCAGGTTTCAAGACAGACAAGGTAACTTTAGATGATAGGTTAACTGAACTGGAAGGAGATGCTCGTGAGTTTTGTGAAGCGTATATAAGATACAATGCTTTGCGTACGTACTTGTCCACATTTGTAGAGGGCATGAAAAACAACGTTGATGAAGAAAGTTTTATTCACCCTGAGTTTATGCAATGTGTTACGGCTACGGGTCGTCTGTCTAGTCGCAATCCTAACTTTCAAAATATGCCACGTGGTTCAACGTTTGCTATACGTAAGGTTGTTGAAAGTAGATTTGAAAATGGAATGATACTTGAAGGCGATTACTCACAACTGGAATTTAGAGTTGCAGGGTTTTTATCAGGAGATCCTCAAGTTTACAAAGATGTTAAAGAAGGTACAGATGTACACAACTATACTGCATCTGTAATAGGCTGCACCAGACAAGAAGCAAAAGCACATACTTTTAAACCTTTGTATGGGGGCGTAAGTGGTACACGAAGTCAACAACAATATTACCAAAGATTTAAAGAGAAGTATGAAAAGGTGACGGAGTGGCACAAAGAACTTGAAAAACAAGCCGTAACAACAAAAGTAATTAAGTTACCATCTGGGCGGGAGTATTGTTTCCCAGATGCCAGATGGACAGAGTGGGGTTCTGCAACAAACAGAACTGCTATTTGTAACTATCCAGTGCAGGGATTTGCAACTGCTGATTTATTACCCATTGCATTAGTTTGGTTGGACAAGGCAATGAAAAGTATGAAGTCAAAAATTTGTAACACAGTACACGATTCTATCGTGATTGATGTTCACCCAGATGAGAAAGATCAATGTATTCAAGTACTTAAAGAATCTATGCTTTGTTTACCCAGTGAGACAAAACGAAGATACGGAGTGACTTACGACATGCCAATTGGAATAGAATTAAAAATAGGAAAGAATTGGCTTGACTTAACTGAAGTTAGTCTGTAATGTTAAATTACATTAACCTTAAAATATATTGTATAAGGAGTATTTATGGACAGTAATGTACAAACTATAACTACCGAAATGGACAACATTGTATCGACTTTTGGTAGTGACGAAACAACTTTTATGGAACTTACGGGGCAGGCACAAGCGACTCGAACGGAAGGTTTATCTAGGTTGAATATTAATTACGATACAGAAACAGAAGATGGCGTAACGTTAACCCGTGGCGATTGGAAAATGATGTATGATGGCGAAATGCTTTTTGCCAAGACAGTATCAATCAGACCAATACTACGTACTTTTGAATGGAGTATCTACGATGCAGAACAAGGATCTTTCTCTTGTAAATCTGTACAGAAACCAACTATGTCAGGAGAGTTTCCTGATACAGAAGGTGGTAACAAGTGTGGTAGATTATCCTACGATGAAGAAGATAAACTAAAGGATGATGATCCAGTAAAGTTAAAATCTCGTTCAGCAACATGCAACCAAGTCTTGTATTCAAGAATCACTGGTGCATTTAAAAAAGCAGACGGAACGGAGGTTCAAGTAGCTGATCATCCAGTTGTCGCATATTTTAAAAGATCTGGGTTTTTACCTATCAGAAACTTTATTGATAGCTTAACCAGACAGAAGAAGATTATGCAGAAATGCAACATACATTTAAAAACCGAAAAGAAGAAAAAGGGTTCAGTTACTTACTGGACACCAGTCCCTACTCTCGACAGTGAAACCAAAATCACAGATGAAGATAAGGAGTTGATGAAAAAGTTTGCTGACACTGTAAAAGCACACAATCAAAACGTGCTTGAACAGAGCAGAGAATCTGTAAAGTTACAACCAAACAGAGCAGATGATAACCTAGCAAACGATTTCAATGCTTCTACTGCTTAAAATCCAAGACTACATGGAACGAGCAAGTCGGGGGGAAGTTAAAGTTCCCCCCGATGCTATTGTAGAGTTTGTTGATTCTTGCAAAGATGCCGTAACAAAACAACTTAACAAAGAGAAAAGTTTTAAGTTGCGTATGTCTGGATTGGGTAGACCCCTATGCCAACAGACATTAGAACAAAGGGGTATAAAACAAGAGATACAGTACAACTATTTATTTAGATTCTTGTTTGGAGATATAGTAGAGTCTATTGCCGTGCTTGTGTTAGAACAAGCAGGAGTTGAGATTGTAGAAAAACAAAAAGCCGTTACATTAAATTTTGACGGAACAGAAGTAACGGGAACACTTGACTTAATACTGCGTGATGAGTTTGGTCAAGATAAAGTTTGGGATATTAAGTCTGCTAGTGAGTGGGCATATAAATTTAAATACACTGGGTATGGTGGGTACAACAAGATCAAAGAAGATGATCCATTTGGATACATCATGCAAGGTCATTTGTATGGAGAAGCAACGGGTTTACCTTTTGGTGGGTGGATTGTAGTTAATAAATCTAGTGGAGAAGTTGCCGTTGTAGAAGCACCAGAGTGGCAAACTGAAGATAGAAAAGAATATATAAAAGATGCTGAAAGGCGAGTAAAGATTTTACGACAGACAGACAGAGAGTTTGTTATTCCCTACAAGGATGAGTTTGAAGAATACAAAGGGGAAAGAACGGGTAACAAACTTATGCCTAAACCTTGCAACATGTGTGGGTTCAAAAGTCATTGTTGGAAAAATGCTACCTTGTATGATAAGATTTCATCAAAAGCAAAACAACCACCTCAAGTGTGGTACACCAGATTGAAAAAAAAGGAATTGTAATGCCAGTCGTATATACACACGATTACCACATAGAGCTTTTACAACACAATGAAAATTTGTATCATGTTTATATAGAATCCCATCGAGAGATGGGTGGTGGTAGGGATGTCGTTTTCTTACGTCAACATGAAAGAGGTATTCCCCTTACTCTTCGTGATAACTTTTCTGAAGACGGCACTCTTACCTCTCGTACAGAACAACGAGACATAATAAAAATAGAAAATGAGTTTCAAGCAATTAACCACGCCATTAACTACGGAAAGATAGTATGCCTACCGATGTACCCCTTAACAAAAGAATTTACTACAATAGAAAAACAATCCCCCAAGATGGCAGGATACATTCGCACACGAATGGCATCATTAAACTTACAGATGAAATCAACAAAATGAGAAGATTAAAATACAGATCAAAATTTGAATTAGAGTTAGCAAAAAAATTAGGCAACCACAAAGTAAAATTTGAATACGAAACAAAAAAGTTTCTTTACATCCCAAAGCCAAGAACGTATACTCCAGACTTTTATTTACCCGACACGGGGATATACATTGAAGCAAAAGGTCACTTGGATAAAGCAGACAGAGTAAAAATGGCATTGGTAAAAGAACAACACAAAGATTTAGATATACGTTTTGTTTTTATGAACGCACGTAATAAGATATACAAGGGCAGTAAAACAACTTACGCAGATTGGTGTAACAAGCACGATTTTCGTTGGGCAGAGAAAGCAATACCTACGGAGTGGTTTAAAAATGGATGATAAAGAATTAAAGAAAAAGATGAAACAATTTGACTTGAAGAAAGGTCACTACTATCTTATCCTTACAGACATGGGAAATGAAAAATTTGAAATGATGGCATATGATACTACAAATAAAACGTATAAAAGTGAAAGAGACCACTCTGTTGCATCTGTTATGCACGAAGGGTTGGTAGGTTTGTTGCAAACAAAAGGTGAAGATCTGTATAACTTTGGTATGTCCGAACTTTCGTTTCAATATACAACTGGTAGATTGTTTGATCAAATATCTGAAGAAACAAAACCAAAGTATAAAGATAATGTAATAGAAGTTGATTTTGGAAACGATAAGTAGTATGAAGTATAGACAGATGATAAAACAAAAGTACGAACAAGCAAGAATACAATCAGACAATGCTGAAATGGAAAGATTAGGGAAATACGAAGATATGGTAAACCATCCACCACACTATAACAAGAATGGTATTGAAACCATTGATGCTATTCAGGCGGCCACAGATGATGGATTCGAGTATTATTTGCAGGGGAATATATTAAAATACTTGTGGAGATACAGATACAAGAATGGTTCAGAAGATTTGGAGAAAGCTCAATGGTACTTAAATAAACTAATAACGATAACAAAAGAGAGAGAGGAAGACGATCATGTCAATATCAAATAGCTTACCAACATCATACCAACAATTCATACATAAGTCACGTTATGCTAGGTGGCTTGATGATGAGAATCGTAGAGAAAATTGGCATGAAACAGTAGATAGATACGTTTTATTTATGAAAAAAGCTCTTTTTGAAAAACACAATTACAAGCTCTCTGACGGGGATAAAACAATGATTACGGAGTATATAACCAATTTAAGTGTTATGCCCTCTATGCGAGCCTTAATGACGGCAGGAGAAGCATTAGAACGTGATAATGTATGTGGATATAACTGTAGCTATCTTCCAGTAGATAGTCCTCGTTCATTTGATGAAGCAATGTACATTTTGATGTGTGGAACTGGGGTAGGGTTTTCTGTTGAAAGAGAGAACGTAGAAAAGTTACCAGTGATTAGTGAAAGTATGCAGAAGTCTGATGTTGTTATTGTTGTTGATGATAGCAAAATGGGTTGGGCAAAAGCATACAGAGAGTTGGTTGCATTACTTTATTCTGGTATGATTCCGTCTTGGGATGTGTCAAAGATAAGACCTGCAGGTGCTAGACTCAAAGTTATGGGGGGTAGAGCATCAGGTCCTGATCCGTTGGTCAACTTGTTTGAGTTCACTGTTCGTAAGTTTGAAAACGCAAAAGGTCGCAAACTATTCCCAGTAGAGTGTCACGATATTATGTGTAAAGTTGGAGAGGTTGTTGTTGTTGGGGGTGTAAGACGTTCAGCATTGATTAGTCTGTCTAACTTGGGGGATGATCAAATGCGACATGCCAAAGCAGGAGAGTGGTGGAACGCAAATGGTCAACGTGCATTGGCAAACAATTCTGTTGCTTATAAAGGTAAGCCAGAAATGGATACGTTTATGAGAGAATGGTTATCTTTGTACGAGTCAAAGTCTGGGGAACGTGGTATGTTTAATCGTCAGGCCGCAGACAAACAAGTTTCAAAGAATGGTAGAAGAGAAACTGGACACATGTGGGGTACAAACCCTTGTTCGGAAATTATACTTCGACCATATCAGTTTTGTAATTTATCAGAGGTTGTTGTAAGGGAAACAGATGATTTAGCTACTTTACGAAGCAAAGTTCGTGTTGCAACTATCTTAGGTACATTTCAATCAACACTTACTGATCTTAAATATATACGTAAAATTTGGAGAACCAACACAGAAGATGAAAGATTATTAGGAGTTTCCTTGACTGGAATAATGGATCATCGTATACTATCTAAAACAGTAGACTCAAAAGTTTGGTTACAAGATATGAAACAGATTGCAATAGATACAAATAGAGAATATGCCAAAGCTATAGGTATACCCTTGTCTACTGCGATTACGTGTGTAAAACCCAGTGGCACAGTATCACAACTCGTTGATGCTGCATCAGGTATACACGCTAGACATAATAGTTTTTATATAAGAACTGTGAGGGGAGATAACAAAGATCCTTTGACAGAGTTTATGAAAGGAGAAGGCATACCTAACGAACCTGATGTTATGAAGCCAGACAGTGTAACTGTTTTCTCTTTTCCAATGAGTTCACCAAGCGGTGCGATCACCAGAACGGAGATGGGTGCTATAGAACAACTAGAGTTATGGAAGTTATATGCAACCTACTGGTGTGAACACAAACCATCTGTTACGATTACTGTAAAGGAAGAAGAATGGATGGAAGTTGGTGCGTGGGTGTACGAAAATTTCGATATCGCTTCAGGGGTTTCCTTTCTACCCTTTAGCGATCACACCTACAAACAAGCACCTTATCAAGATATAGAACCTGATGAATACCTTGAGTGGAAACAGATAGTTCCCGCTTCATTGGATTGGTCTAGGTTTTCTGATTTTGAAAAGGAAGATAATACAACGGGATCTCGTGAACTGGCATGCACTGCAGATGCCTGCGAAGTCGTGGACTTGAGTGCATCGTGATTATTGAGATACCGATTAGTGAGAACTACATGAGTCGTGCAAAGGAAAAGGCTTCTTCTGTGGGCATATTGCAGGGAAGTATTACGGGTGGCTCTAGGAACGTGTTAGGGGCGATAGGCGAGGTAGTTGTTGCTGATAGTATTAAGGCTAAAGAAGTAAACACATACAATTACGATCTTATTAAAGGTGGTAACAAGATAGATGTTAAGACTAAACGTTGCACATCTAAACCGTTACCCAACTATGATTGTTCTGTAGCGTTTCACGGAACTAAACAAGATTGTGATACGTATGTGTTTGTTCGAGTATTATCTGATTTAACAAGAGCTTGGATTTTGGGTAGCATTTCTAAGCCAGACTTCTACAAAAAAGCTACCCTATACAGAAAAGGGGATGTCGATTCAAACAATGGTTTTGTTTTCAAAGCTGATTGTTATAATCTTTCAATAGATAAGTTGAGTCCTATCCATGAAATTCAATAAGAAAACAAAAGCAAAGTTATTTGTGTTAGAAGCCTATCTAAATAGGGATGGTAATGTGGAGTTAAATTACGAAGCAGTCAAGCCAGAAGATTTAGAAAAGGAACTTAATCTAGGTGTGCCTATGTACGATGGTACAAGTCAGGTTGCATCACTGCTTCGATATTTGCGGAAAAGTGCGGATGATATATTAAGTGGGTCAAGGAATTATATTTATTAGGTTCTGCCACCTTTTTTAAAACCCATTTTTTTTACAACGTCTGGTCTTTCTTTTTTCAAAGCCATCAAACCTTCATTTAATTTACCACCTTTTTTCATGCCCATGTCGTATCTTTTCTTTTCAGTCATGCGACCCATTGGGTTTTCCATGCCTGCCATGCCCGTAGTCATTTTTCTGTTTTGTTGAGCAAGTCCACCCATTTGCATAGGTTTACGTGGCATTGCCATACCTCCGCCATACATTTTAGCAGGGCGTTGTCCGTTGTTGTACATTTTCATTAGTGCTTCTCCGTTATTAATATAATTTAGTCATGTCTATAAATGGTTGCTTTTGACCACTTTTCATCTCAGCTTCTACTCTTCTTGAGTATGCTACATTAGCGTTGATTGCCATTGCTACCATGAGTTCTTTTAATCTTATCTCTTTTGCTTCTGTAAATCTTTTACCTTCTTGCAACATGTCAGCTAATATACTACCTACCTCTGGGTTAGTTAGCATTTCTTGCAACATTCTGTGATCTTTCATTCTAATGTTTTGTATCATAGCTTCAGTAAATACATATCTAGGACTAACAACACCACGAGATATAGAATAAAATCTACTGATATAACTTTCTATCGATAAACCCCTTGGGTCGCCTGTGAAACTTAATCCACCTGCACCTTGAGGTCTTTGATCTCTTTTAACAAATTCAACTATGGTTCTTATATTTTTTATTTGATCTTCGGATAAAATTTTACCTGATATTAAATTAGACATAGCAGTATCGTTGTCAAGTATAGTAATCAACCCTTCAACGTCTAAAGATTGTTCTTGTATTCTATCAATTATATTTTTACCTTCTTTAGTTTTTCTTAGATCTTTTGTTACTAATACTTTACCAGTAGGTCGCATTGTGCTTTTTGCTATATGTCGTGCCACGATTTCTTTTACAACTTCATTAAAAGTAGTTGCATCCATAGCACCTGATTTAACAACACTATCTTTTGCTAAGTTTAATTTATTTAATCCATCTGCATCTAATACAAAATTTTCAAAAAAAGATCGTTCATTACCTCCATCAGACAGCCTAGTTAACGTGCGTATATTGTCATCCATTTTACGCATGACAGTATTTATTTTGTTGCCTTCCGTTAACAATTTAGGATTAAAGTTTTTTTGAAACTCGTCATCAATTATCTTTTGAACTTGTTTATCTGTAGTATATCTTCTAGGCAAGTCTGTCAATTGATCCATAGCTTCGTCATAATTAAAAGCTGTTTGTGATTTATTAAACGGATTATATCTAAATAACTGTTCGGTTCTTGTTCTTAAATTTAAAACCTCTTCATAAAATTTTGCAGGATCACTCACGTTTTTAGCTAATTTTGCAACTTGTTTTTTAAATTTTATGTTTGATAATTGTTGTAAAAATTTAGCGTTTTGTGAATTTGGGTCTACTACGTAATTTAAATAATCCCCTTGACCCCCAACATCTGTAGCAAATATACTTCTTAACTCAGAGTTTTTTAATTGTATATCATCATCTTTAATTTTACTTAAATTAAACCATGTAGATGGTTCATTCTCTGCACTCCATTTATTACCTCCGGGTTGGTCAGCATTATCAAGATTCACTGATTTAGGCATAGCCCACTTTCTTAATCTGCTACCCTCGTTAATAAATCTATCGTAAAAAAATGTTTTAGCAAATGTTCTTGCTTCTGATATTTCAGATTGTATTTGAATTTTTAATTGATCAGATACGGGCATACCATCAGCACCTATTATTTTGTCATACAATCCATCAGCATCTTTAAAATATTGGCTGTAAACCGAAGCTTTATTAACATCTCCTGCATTATTAAAAGCAGTGGCTCTTGCACCTAATGCAGAACGAAGTCTTTGAGTGTCAGTCATATTTAAAGCAAATCCTAAACTTTGAAACAACGCATCATCTGTATCTCTTATATATCCAAATATATCAAGGTCAGTAATAGTGCCTTTAAAATTATATTCTTCTACTATTTTTTCAACGTAGTTTTGTCTAAAATTGGGTGAATCTAATTCTTTAGATACTCTAAGTAAAGTATCTTTAGCAGCGTCATTAAATATAGTAAATATGTCAGACATATCACTATTTTTCATAGTTTGACCCATTAATCTTTTAACTGCTTTGTCTCCTGCCCCTTCTCTAACATTGTCTAATATTTTTAAACCCAACTCTGTTGCGTCTGTGCCGTACGAGTCTCTGTACTTTGCATCAAAGGCTTTGAATGGAACACTTGCTTTTGATTTTGCGTTATGGAAGTTAACCATAAAAGCTTTACCCAAAGATGCGTTTTCATTATTATATTGTCCTAATTCTTCAATTGTTACAATTGGTTTTTGACCTTTTACAGTTTTTGTTTGTTTTAAAGGAGATATTTTTCCTGCTTCATTAAAAAATCTTTGATCGTAACTGTTCAATCCATAAACTAATTCTTCTACCAATTTATCTCTTGTTTGATCTATTTTGGGTGCTAAAGCTATAGCAGCGTTAAAATCTATAACTTTTTCTTTGACTAAATCATCAAATAACTCTTTCATTAAATCTGTAGGATTAGTTATACCTGTCATAGATTGTAAATAAACTTGTGTTCCATCGTCAGGCACACCACTCATTAAATTTTTTAAAATAACAGCTTTTGCATTTATATAATTTTGTCTTATGCCTTGTAAAGCTCCAAGTTGATCTTTTGAGTATTCTATCCCAGTATTTAATTGATCAACAAAATTTATAATAATAGGATTTTCTTTAACTTCTTTAGGTAATCTTAAAACATTTTTTAAAGCATTTGAAAGTTCTTGATTCATTTGGCTTCTTCTATCTTCAAAACCTTTTAATATTGCACTTGTATCAGCATCAATAACTTTGTTTTGATTAATAGAATACACAAAAGAATCTTCCAGTGCGTCAAGAAAACCCATACCAGATAAGTTTGCAAAAGATTTGTCTAAAACATCTTTACTAACACCTATATCCATTAGACCTTTTTTTAAACTGTTGTAATATTGTATATTTGTTACAATTTGATCAGCTACTTCAGGCTTCATACCTGTAAGTATACTTTGTAACTTTACAGCCATTTTGTAATTCTTTTTATCTTGTTTAGTTCCTTTACTTAATCGAACTAAATCAGGATTTAGAAGGGCATCATATAACTCTCCCTTGCTTTTAAACTGCCCAAGTTCTCCGCTTGATACGTATTTAAAAACGTCTAAAGGTTGATCATTTGTTGTATTTAAATATCTTTGTGCTAAAGGAGCAGAATCCATTTTGTTATTTAAAAAACTATATCCTAAAACACCCCCAAATCCTAACAACATTCCAAGATCTTTATCGTAACCTATTTCTTGAAAGGTTTGACCTGCTACTGAAGCTATTGTGGCAAACACGGCTGTATCTCTAAAACTTTCTCTTATATATTGAGGTGTTCCTGAATTTCTTTCAGCTAGTCTTTTTCTCATTAAAGATTCAGTAACTTTAGCTCTAGCTCTTATAACTTCATCGGTATCTTGTTTTAACAGAGAAGCATTAGGAAACTCTTTTTTAGCGACTGCTCTTAATTCTTTTTGTTTCAATACTTCTTTTCTTAAATTTTCTTTTGCTACTTTTACAGTATTTGTAGCGTCAACAACTAAACTTCTTTGTTCTAAAGGTAGTGCTGATTCAAATATTTGAGATCCTTCTTTAATTTTGTTTTTTCTAAAATAATTTCTAAAAAATTTACCTATTACAGGATTGTCTTTTAAATAGCTATCTAATAAATGTTCTGGTTTTATGTTCGGATTATTTATTTCATATTGTTTAAGTTTTTTAAATTCATCTTCTTGACTACCAAAGAAAGGTAACTTTTTCATTATTTTTGCTACGGCTGCAACTTCAAGTAAAAGTGAAGGTATGAGTAATTGCCCACTCTCAGCAGTGTCTCTTGTATAATTTAATAGTTTTCTAGCTTGATCTTTACTTACAAGAATATTGTCTTGAGCTAAAGCTTGTCTGTACCGTTCAACAGCATCAGGTCCTAAATAAGACATGATAGTTTCTCTTCCTTGAGAGCTAAAAGGTCCTGCAGGTTGAGGAAGAACTGCTGTTTTATCTGTGCTAAGTTGTGCGTCAACTTCTTCAAAAGGTAAAACACTCAATGCAGAATCAAGACCTCTATACCCTAACTCTCCTATACCACCAAAAACCAAAAGAGCAAAATCTGCATAAGCTCTTGGCAAATCCGTTATTTGATAGTAAAACTTTTCGCCAGTAGTTTTAAGTCCAGTAGGATCAATAGTTAATTTGGGGTCTGCGTCTTTGTCAAACGGTTTAAAAGTTAAATTTGTTCTTCCGTAAATATTTCTGTTTATTAATTTTGCTAATGTTGTTGCTTTTAAATTTGGCATTTGTTCGTCAACATAATCCAAAAAGTTTTGTGCTTCTCTTCCTACACTTTTGTCAAGCGTTGGTAAAAGTTCCCCCGTTTCATCTTTTTTATAATACAGAGAAAAATCAAACGGGCTTTTAACACCAGTAAGAAGGTTAGGTGGTAGTTTAGGTTTAAAACTATATCTAAATCCCAAACCAGTAGGTACGCCTTTTTGTTCTCGTTTTATTCTAGCTTTTATATTTTCACGTAAAATTGTATTTATTTCTTTGTTAACATCTAAACTTTCTATTATATTACCATTTTTATCCTCAAAAAACAAAGTGCTTGGATTAACCTGATTAAAGTCACTCATTATTGTTTCGTAATTATCATTTTCACCTATTCTAATACGATCACCATTTGGTAAAGCATAACTTCTTACTTTAACACCTTCTATTTTATTACCATCTCCGAGATCAAAATCTTGTTCTTCAAAATCATGTTTCTCAAAATACTCTTTAAAATTTAACAGTTTATCTGTTTTTAAAGGATTTATAATAAGAGAACCTTTTTCATCACCGTATTTAACACCAGATGTAAATGGTATTTCACCATCAAAAGCATCTTCTCCAAGTACAAACTTTCCTACAGTTGTTAAAGGGCCTTCAGGATTTCTAATTTGTTTTTCGTTTTCTTCTGCCACGCATTTACCTCTTTAGTTAGTTCAATTAAGGGGAACAAATATTCTTCGTCTAGGATCAACTTCTTGACCATTCTTGTACCCTTCGTGTTTTGTATTATACTTAGAATTTTTAACCTTTTGAAATTTTGCTGCAATAACTCCCTCTGGTTTTTTCTCTAATTTTTTGTTTACGTAATCTGCATAATTGCCACCTGCTTTACCAAACTCTGCATCTGCTTGTTCTAAAACATAAGCCGTTGCAGCTTCCGCACCACCCCTAGAATATAAATCTTTTACAAATGCTATATCATCCATGACATCAACTATTTGACCTAATGCTGCTTTTACCTCACTAACACTTGAAGTTGCTCTAAAATTCATGGATCTCATCATGTTTTCAACGTCTTGGTCAGATATGGTTCTTCCACCCGTACCTCCTTGAAGGGCAGATGCCATAGCATAAGCGAGGTTAAATTTCATAAGATTGATACGTGCTGTTCTTCTTACTTCAGCGTCTTGACTTGCTAAATTGGTTTCTGCGTTTTTTAATAAATTGTTTAACCTGCTTCTTGCTGCAGGATTTTCGGCTGCCATTTGTGCATTATTACCCCAACTAATCATTCCGTCTGTTAATCCATTAAACATACCAGTTTTTCCAAATAATCCTTCAAGGGTAGAAAATAAACCTGCTACAAAAGTTTGTTGTCTAGCAGGACCTGCTTCTGCTTGTGATTTATTAATTTCATTTAACATTGTGTTTGCTAATGTTTTTGCTTTCAAAGCTCCACTTTTAGCATCTTGCAATTTTTCTATATCTATATCGTAAATAGTTTTTAATTTTCTTACAAAATAGTCTCTTCTTTGAATTTCCCTATCTCTCGTGTCAAGATACAAATACGGATCATCGGCTTTGTAATTTATGTTAGAAAAAGCAGGAAGTAAAGTTGAAAACATGTCCGAAAACAATTTATTATCTATACCATATTCAACTGCTTCGTTTCTTAAATTTTGTATTTCTGTTAATTGATCAGTTTTTATGTTTTTTACATTATCTATAGGTCCTATGGTGTTTTTTAATTTGTTATAGAAAGACCAAACCTTTTTTTGTTTTTGAAAATTGTTTTTATCTTGACCTATGCCTACCATCCAGTTTTTTAATACATCTGTGTATTTTGTATTTTTAAATTTTGCAACTTCCGTAGCAGATTTTATAATATTTATTCCGTCAGTTGATCTAGCTTTATCTTCTGTTAAATAAGGTAAATAAGTTTGTTCTACAAAACCGTCAGGAGAATAAGTTTTGTCTAATTGAAAACCAAATGCTTTTGGATATTTCATTCTTAATCTATCAAATGTAATACCATACGCAGGAGCTAAAACGTTTTCAGCAAATGGTGTTTGTTCTTTTGTTTGAAATTCTGGAGAAAAAATTAAAATATCTTTTATAGCAGTTCTCGTTGTTTTATCACCAACTTTTTCTTCTTTGTAATTTTTTTGACCCCAACCAGATACTATACCCCTTAGATGTTGATTTAAATTTGCAACTTTAGCTTGCCCATCAGGTAAAACTTTTGCAGCATTTAAAAATTCATTGTATTTATTATTTCCTATGACTTCAAACATATTAGTAACATCACCTGTAACTTTTTGAAAATCACTTCCTTCATCTGTTGTAGTAAAAGTTAATTTTACAGGACCTGCTTGAAAAGTTTTTTGTCTACCTGCAAGTTCAGATCTTAATTTTGCATCTGTAATTCCTCTTGCTTTTTTAAGTTCGTACTCTCCTTCTAAACGAGCAAGAGCAACTTTTTGAGCAAACTCTGCTCCTCCTTTTACAAATGCTTTAAACGGTGTAAATCCCATCTATACCTCTTCTGTTACTTCTTCTTTTGGTTGTTCTACTGGTTGTTCACCTAATTTAGGAGAAAGAAAAGAGTCATCCAGTTGTTCTTCTTGACCTTCCATTTCAGCCATAACTTGTAATGTTTCTGGTGAACGATCTTGCATAATATTCATAACTTGTGCTTCGTCAACGTTTGCATCTTCACGTGGCATACCGTCATCCGTGTTAAACATTTTTGGTTGTATGTCATTTTCTACAGCCAATCCTGCCAAATACATAGCAATAGGTGCTTTAATAAGTTCAGAAACATCAGGATTAAAATGCCCCGTTGCAAAACCTCCTATGCCAACACTATCTACTATTTCTTCAATGGACACTCCTGCAACCATAAGTGATAACATATCATTTTGAACAGTCGGAGTTTCCATTTGATCAATAATAAAATCTATTGCTTCTTCTGGATCTGCAAAACGTGGTGGCTTTTCCCACCCCCATTTTTCTTGAGGACCTGTTAAACTGTGTCCGGGAGGGGGTCTGTTAAATCTGTCAAGTGCTTCTACACTTGTGTCTGGTGGTTGTGGTATCATATATACACCTGTTGTGGGTTAGCTCGTGATTTAATATTTTTAAGATTTCCTGCTTTTTTTAAATTTATGTTTCTGCCTACACGTGGATTATACTGCATGGCTTTACCAAATACAGCATTTATCAAAGGATTACCTGCAGCAATTTGTGCTTTACTCATCAGTCTTTCGTTGGATAATCCGGGAACGTAAAATTGAGTCGCTGTAGCTTTTACGGGAGTAATCCCTGCAACTGAGGGACTTTTTATTCTTCTCGGTATAGTTGTGTTTGATGCTTGGCTTAAACTTCCTGTAGGACCAAATAAACCCTTATAAGCATAATCGCTTACCCCACTTGAAAACTTTTTTAATGAATCAGGAACTTCAAAATCAAAAAAACTGGATGATGATTTTTTCGCTACAGGTTTAGATTTAGTTGATGGTTGTCCTGAAGAAGATGCAAGGTAACTTGATCCATAAAAAACTGCTAAAGCTGTTAATAAATTTTTCATAATTTTACTTTCCTAATAATTTGAATATACCTGCTATGGTTGCTCCTCCTAATGCACCGTACATATCATTTTCACTTTTCATTTCATACATGTTTGTTTGTGCAGATACTTCCATAGCTGTTAGACCTACCTGATGTTCTCTTTGTTTTGCACTTTCAACCGATGTAAACAACCACGAAGCTTCATCTCTGTATCGTTGCCACAATGCGTTAAGTGCAGATTGGCTTACATTTAACGTGTTTAAAGCGTTTTGTCTGTTAACTTCGTTTTGAGCCGCAGTATTTGCGGTGTTTATGTTTCGTCTCCAAACAGCGTTAGACTGGTCTATTTGTGTTTGCATATTTAAATTAAATTGTTCTCGTTGGTCGTTTAAACCTTGTACGTATCTAGCATTAGCATTAGCTTGATCTACGTTAAATTGTTCCATTGCGGCCACTCTATTTGCATTTGATTGTTGTATTTGACCATCAAGTTCTGCAAAAAATTCATCAACTTGATTTTGAGACTTTGCATTAAATTGAGCAGAAGCATTTTGTGCCGCAGCATCAGTCAACAACCCTTGAAGTTTACCTTGATAATCTATACTTTGTGTTTTTTGCTTGTTATCAAGATTAGCCATGTCTATTGAAAGAAATGATTTTGAATTATTTACGGCCGCAGTCATGCGACTATCAAGATTAGCTTTATCCATCGCTGCAAAAGTCATTGCATTTTGTAACGTTGCTTGTTGTTTATTATTTAAATTTTGTAGTTGAATAGCTCCATATCTATCTGCATCAGCTTTTGCTATAGGTATGCCTGATTCAAAAATAGCTTGTGTAATGGCTGCAGAAGCCATACTGGATGCACCAAGACCCCTTTGTTGCATAATACCACTTACTGCTCTTACGGCAGGTGCCGCCCATGCAGGTAAAGGTTTACCTTCTTCAAGACTTTCGTATAATTGTGATAATTGATATTGTACTGTTGCTTTTTGGTCTAACTCTTCTGTTTGAGCAACTGCTTTAGCCTGCTCAGAAACTGCACCTTGTACGTCTCCTATAAGAGATTCAGTAGATAATTTACCCTCTGCAGCAACTGCTGTTGGTGTGTTTCCAACAAGGTTTGTAGCGTAGGTATTTGCAACTGTTTTTGTAGAACTTGGAACTGCAAGATTATCTTTAGAAGCCATTCCAGTTGTCATATCTACAGTTTGCAATCCTGTAGGTGCTGTTAATAACTCATCTTGTTTAATTTCTTGAGGTATTGTAGTTATTTTACCTGCTTCAGGAACGGTTTTTTCAGTTCCTTCTGATTGTTCTCCAAGTCGTTCAATTAATGATTCACCTGTTACTGGGGTTGTTGTGGTATTTTCTTCAGCCATTATTTAGTTCCAATCAATATTTTATCTAATTTATCTTCAAGTCTTTTGATTGCATCCATTAAGTCATGCATATCTTCTTTTACATCATCTTTACGTGCATACTCTTCACGTGTCTTGTTTAACAATATCTGTAATCTCTTTACCTCTTGAAACATTTTGTTGAACGCCCAACCAAAAGGTACAACGACCATAGTCAATATAATATTCCAAAATAACATTGCATCTATTTCCATTATGTTTCCTCTGGAAAATCGTCAATAGGTGCAGGTCCACTAACATCACCATTTGAATCAACAGGGCAGTCAAACAATACTTTGAAAGCATCTAAGTCTGAACAATTATTAATCTTGGTTTCTATTGTGTCACAAGCAGTTCTTACTTTATCTCTAAAGGTAGTTGTAGCAGATGCTATAGCAGTTCCCTTTTCAGACTTGCGAGTTATCTCCCAATCAGATTTAGATAATAAATCGTTTGCTCTTTGTTTTGTTATGTTTATCCATTGTGTTTTAAGACCATAATTAATTATTTGATTTCCTTGAGGGTCTTTACTTTTGTTTCCTTCTTCGTCAACTGCATCTGCATCAGCCAATGCCCGTTCTATCAAACTGCCATCTTCTTTTCTACCCCAATAAAATTTATCATCATGTGGTGCAACATCATCTGTCCATGTAAGTCCTGCTGCTTTTTTTTCAGCATCACTCCAAATTCCCCAATTAGACGGATGTCTTATATTGCTATTATCTTTCCAACTTTGTCCTAGTTGTACTTCAGTACCATTATACTTCCAAACCATTATTTTCTCCTATCAAAAAGCATTTGTATACTTAAAAGGTAATTCTGCCCAAGCGGCAAAAATATATTCTGCACCATTAGTATTATAATGTGAATTTGAGTCCCGAATTTTAAAGCCATTAGATAAAAAATCTACATTTAAATCATTTGATACTCCACTTTCAGAAGCATCGTCATCCCATAGTAACGTATTATCTATTTCATTAAAAGGATGTCTAGCAGAATCTGTAGCTGCCCACGAACCAGTCGTATCTCTATTTTTTACCACAAGAAGTGCAGGTTTAAAACCTATGTCTACTACGGGACCATTTGTAGAGCCATTTCCATGATAAAGTCCAAAGCGAGAAAAATTATCAATTTCTGTCCAAACATAAGCCATGTAATAATTAGGGTCTCCAGAATTAACTGTCATGTGTGTGCCTACAGTAAAGGTTGTTGATGTAGGTGCAGTATCGTTAAACATATCTGAATAATCACCTCTTCCTGCTGTGCTAATATATAAACTGTAATCTTGTGGTTCTGTTGCATCCATCTCTTTGTGATAAACTACCCAATTTGTTCCACTGCCATTTCCTGAATTGTGAGTTCTATTTTTTATCAATATAAAATGAGGAACTGCACCAAGACCATGAGCTATGCCACCTGCTGAACCTGTTCCTGTGTATTGCACTATGCTAAATCCTGCAGTTGTATTTGCTTGATAAACACTATCTATTGTGCCAACACTTGTTGCACTTGCATCATTTGTAGTCGTAGTTCCACCATTAGCCTTCCATAGCCAATTTATATAAGTTCCAGTATTATAATTTAATAAATCTCCTGCTGAACCATCTGTTGTTGTATTATATCCATCAGAAGTAAACCCATTAAATATATCATGTGTGCTTTCAATAGCATATAAATTTGCACCATCACCAATTTTAAAACCTTTATCTGCACCTCTTGTACTATCGTAAAGTCTGTTAGTAAAACCTTGATTTCTTGTTTTACTCCATAAAAGGTCAGGTTGAAAATTTAACCCACTTATTGTTCTTGTAGAGCTTGAATTACCCGTAAAAAGATAATTCTGAAAATGCTGATTTGGCAATTCATCTGAATTAGGTCCTAATGTGCTATCGTCAACATTACGAGTGCATAAAGCCAAGTACCCTGATGGGACTGAGTATTGGAACAAACCAAAGCCATTGCCATCTGTATTAGTTCCTGCAGTTTTATTTCCGTTAAAAGTAGAATCC